AATAAAAACAAAACGAATCAACATCCACAATATAATAGTATAGAAGATTTGGATGATGATGAATAATGATGATATATAGAATATATGAAAATTGCTTCATTTACTTCTAATATCCCCACAATGGGTGAGAATATTCTAGGTGTATTGCCCATTTAAAATCGAGTAAATTGCTGGGAGTCCTCCTAACTAGATTTTTGGATAATCAGCAGCCAAGTTAGTGAATAGCATGAAGGTAACTAAAAGGTTCAACGACTAATTTTTGAGTAGCTAAACAATAATAAAAACAAGAACACTCGACTTTGATGATATAGTCTGAACTTATAGGATGGAAAACTATAAGAAACATAAAATAAACATTTATGTGATAACAAATTGGATACTAGAACTTATGAGGACTTTTATAAGTACCTCGGAGTTAAACCTACACGTCTTGGTGTAGTATCAAGAATGTATGATGATTTAACCGCATCTTTCCTTACTGAATCTCTTAAGAATATTTTTTATCAAGATGCTAAAGGAAGTGGTAATAAGTATTAGAGTGTAAACGCTCTCGCATACGATTGGGATATCGAAACAAACTACATTAAAAGAATTGAATTTGCAGCTGTTCCTGAAGGTGATGGTGCTGGTGGCACAGAAATCATAATGGCTTTCCGTGAAAGATATTATGAAAAGTATGATACTTTCAAGATTGAAAATTCCGGTCAGTAGTGTATGGTAGTTTCGAGACCTGTGAGAAAGGGAGATAAAACAATTCCCAAATTGTCTCCCATTTGATTAAGTGATTAATCATCTAAAAAATAAATTCTTTAAATTGCTGGAAGGTGTTAATAAACAATAATCAGCAGCGTGTCTGTGACGACAGAAGCGTTCATCGACTAGGGGAGACCCGTAGATAATTTTGTGATAAAATAATCGAAAAACTGAATTATGTATGAAATATATAGTATATCTAACAACAAATTTAAAATCTAAAATTAATGGTATAAATAGAATTTATGTAGGAGTTCATGAAACGGAGAATCCTGAAATATTTGACGGATACATAGGGTGTGGAGTATTTATACAACAACCTAGTACCTATAAATATCCTAAATCTGCATTTCAATATGCTGTTAAAAAATACGGAACTGATTCTTTTAGAAGAGAAATTTTATTTATATACGATAATGAGGATGACGCATATAAAAAAGAAGAAGAAATAGTAAATATTGATTTTATTAAATAGGATCATGTATATAATATGGTAATTGGAGGAAAAACTAAAGATAGATGGCTTCCATTATATCAATTTGATTTAAATGGAAATCTTATTAAAAAATGGGAAAAATCTAAAGACGCTTATGAATTTTATGGATATAGTCAAGAAAGATTTAAAAGTCCAAAGAAAAATAAATGTATCTTTTTAGATTCATATTGGTCAACTTCTCCAATAATAAATATCGAAGAGTATTCTAGAAAAACTTTAAACAATCCTACTTATCTATATTCTAAAGGAGGAAAATTAATAAAAGAATATAATTCTCAAACGGAATGTTCTAAAGATATTTGTTATGATAATGGAGAACTTTCTAGAGCAATAAGAAATCAAACACTAATAAAAAAACAATATTACGTATCCAATTCTCTGATGGATGAATTTGTAAAACATCCTAGAAAAAGTTATTTAAATATGACTTTTTATGTTTATAATGTTAATAATGATTTTATAGGAAAATTTGTTGGAAAAGAACTAATGAATGTAATAAATCTCCATTCTTGGAGTTATATAAATCACATATTTACCAAAAATAAAAATTGGTATAAAGATTTTTATATTTCTCAAGAAGAAATTGAAAAAGTTCCCCCAAAACGGTTTGGAAATGGAATATGTATAGATATATATGATAAGTATGGAAACTTTATAGAACAGTTAAAATCTATAAAAGAAGTTAAGGAAAAATATAAAGTTCCAGCTTCTAAAATTAAGAATATTCAATTGGGAGATAAATATTATGGAAACTATATATTTAAATATAGTAAATGATATAGTCAAAATATGAATTATTGGGAAGTATGTGTAAGACTTGTTGATCATTCTTATGATACTGTTCTCGACGTAACAGCTTGTCAACCTGGCGATAAGACACGTTGGATTAGTGCTCATATGCCAGAACTTCACGAAGAAGGATACACTAAGTGGTAGAGCAATGTCGAAAAGCATTATATAACAATTATACGGTGCTTTTAAAATTTCCTAAATTGCTGGAACCTCTCGTAAGAGACAATCAGCAGCTAAGCTATAATACAAGGAGCGTGATATACGACAGATTATAGAAAGTTCAACGACTAAAGATTAATATATGTAGGATTATAATAATCCGAAAGAGGAAATAATTAAATGAATTTAAAAATGAAATATATTGTATACTGTACAACAAATCTTGTAAATAACAAAATATATATAGGAGTTCATAAAACTGAAGATCCAGATAAATTTGACGGATATATTGGATGTGGAGTAAAAATAACAATGCCTAGTACATTTATGAATCCTAAAACTCCTTTTCAATATGCTGTAAAAAAATATGGAGTTAAAAATTTTAAAAGAACTATTTTATATATATTTGATGATGCAAAAGATGCTTATAATAAAGAAAAAGAAATTGTAGACGAAACTTTTATTAAACAAGAAAATACTTACAATTTGATATTAGGAGGAGGAGAAGAAAGACCTACAGATCCAATTTATCAATTTGATAATGAAGGAAATCTTGTTAAAAAGTGGAATACTTTAACAGAAGCTGCTGAATTTTTTAATTGTCCTAACAAATCTTTTAAAAATGCAGTATTATACAAGGAAAAATTATTTGAATATTTTTGGTCTAGAACTAATAAAATAAATAGAGAAGAATATTCAAAAGGAACTCCTAAAAAACCTGTATATAAATATACAAAAGGAGGAAAACTAATTAAAGAATTTAAGTCCTTAACAGAATGTTCTAAAATAGAAAACAAAAAAGCATCATCTTTGATAACAGCTATTCAAGGGGAATGTTTAGTAGATAAAACTTATTATTATTCATTCACTTTAACTGATGAATTTAAACCTAAACCAAGATTATCTTTAAGAGGAAAAAAGTTTTATTTATATAATTTGAATGGTGATTTTTTACAAGAATTTGAAAACTGTAAAGCATTGCAAGAATTTATGGGAGTAAAATCTTTTGCATCTATTTCTGATGTAATAAATAGAAGAAATGGATTATATAAAGAATATCAAATTAAGTTAGAAAAATTTGATAAAATTCCTCCTATTGAACAACGTTGTTTAAAAAAGAAAGTAGATGTATTTGATAAAACAGGAAATCTATTAGGAACTTATGGTTCTGTAGCAGAAGCAGCTAAAACTTATAATGCAAAATTAAGTTCTGTAAATAGAGTATTAAGAGGTTTAGCAAATACTACAGCGGGATATGTTTTTAAATTTCATATTAATTAATAATATAGTCTAATAAAATTAATTGCGTGGTTATATACAGACACACAGATTTGATGCATCTTATTCAGCTCTTTATGCTGCACAAGAAGATGTATTTGTAAAAATTGCAGAAGGTAAGGATTAGGGTAGTATGACTGAAACTATCTACAGAATGGATAAGGTCCAGAAGAATTTACTTGATACTTTCCTTACTGGACGTAACCAAGCTTTGTTATTCAGTAAGGGTAATGTAGATCCAAGAACTGAAAAGCCCACTATTGTTGATCCTGATACTAATAGACCTATTTACATTTCAGATGGATTGATTCCTCAGGTAGAAGCTTATGCTAGTAAGTATGCTTATAATAAACTTACTATTTAGGTATTTAAGACTGCTTTATAGGCTTTAAATGAAAAAGCTCGCAAGCCGACTGGAAATAAATATCTCTTTATTTGTAATGAAAAGGCTTGGTATGATGTTCAAGATATTTTGGATACCTATTTAGCTCAATACCATACTGATGGAACATATCTTTGGTCTATGAAAGCTGGCGATTATGTATCTGTAGGTGCTAAAGGATTTGATACTTATCGTTATGGTGGTAAATTTTGTTGCCACCTAGTAGTTGAAAAATTACTATAAAAAATTTACTTTTTGCTGGAAACTCCTTAAAGCCATTTAAACTACAATATTGGCAAAAGCAAATATGAATGTTTAAAAATTAAATGGATTGGACAATCAGCAGCGAAGTTCCTAAGTCAAAAGATATGGAAAACGCTCAACGACTAGTAAGTCCTATTTTATATAGGCATAGATTATTAAAATAATCGAAACAGTAAACATCTTATGGAAAATTTAAATAAATATATTTTTTATGTTACGGTAAACCTTTGTAATGGAAAGCTCTACTTTGGTGTACACCGTACAAATCCTAATATTTTTGACGGATATATTGGATGTGGTATAATGAATTAGAATACTGCAAATGGAAATCAAGCTTTACATAAAGCCGTTAGAAAATATGGTTATGAGAATTTTAAAAGAACTACAATTAGAATATTTCCTGATACAGAAGAGGGAAAAGAATAGGCTTTTAAACTAGAAAAAATAATAGTAAATGAAGTTTTACTCAAAAGTAAAAATGTATATAATATGATAACAGGAGGAGAGTCTGGAACTTCTATAGATAATGTTAAGACAATATACATGTACGATTTAAAAGGAGAATATCTTAGAAGTTTTAAGGGAGCAAGTAATGCTGCAATATATTTGGCAGAAAAACTCGGAATGACTGATATTTATACAATTACAAAAGCAATACGAAATAACTGTTTAGAAATCAGTAATAGTAGTTATGGATATTATTTTTCTTATTAGAAAAAATTTAACTACAATAACTCTAAAAGAAAGAGAAAAGTAGCACAATATACATTAAATGGAAAATTTCTTAGAAGTTGGGACAGTATTTCTGAAGCAGAACGTTATTTCAAAATTGGAACTATTGAATAGGCTTGTTCAAAAAAATGTGCTTCTTCTGGATATTAGTGGAGATATTATAGTGGCGATAATTCAGATATAGAAAGACTTATATCTGTAAAAACTAAGAATAATATTCTTCCAATTAGAATGTTTGATAAGTAGGGAAATTTAATAGAAGAGTTTGAAAGTATAAATAAATGTATTGAAAAATATTCTTAGTTATCTTCTTCTCAAATTAATAGAGTATTAAGAGGAGTTATAAAATCTCATAAAGGATATATATTTAAATATAAAGATGAAGATATAGTCTAAACTTTGTGGAAACATAAAGATATTTGAACGAAATTTCATTTAAGGTTGATAGAACATTCTCTCGTGAATGGGGATATGATAAGGGTTATATGTTAGCTCTTGATTTAACAGCAGATAAGACTTCTGCACAACCTCCTATTGCCCTCTTTACTTTGAAGGGTGGAGATATGATCTCTAATAAATATCTTGGAGTAGGTAGAGAAAATGGATTAAGCTCTGGAGAAGTAGCTAGTCCTGTTGCTGGTTCTAAGTTAATTATGTGGGGATATAGTTCTCTTGCTGTATTTAATCCATACAGATCGTACATAATGAGAGAAATTTGATAAGATATATAATAGTAAATAAGCTAGATAATAACTAGGTAGCAGATTAAGTCTCCTACCTAGTTATATTTAAAAAAGAATTTATGTTAATAAGAAAATATGGCAGAAAAAAAGAAAGAAATT